ACGAAAAAATCGGCCCTGTTCCGTACCTGCGTGGCCTTATAGGCGGTTATCGCGCAGAGAAGCAGCACGACAATCGAAACGGTAATCACATAGACCATGAATCGACCATGTTACCGGCACGACCCCGTTTCTCAGGATGGTTTCAGAAGCGGATCGTCACGGCAAGGTCACGACCAGGATTGATCGAGCCTGTATAACCCGGAATGGCATTGAGCGACACGTCGAGAGTAAGCATTGCCCCCTCCTGAAGCGGTGGCAAAGCCACGCCATCTACGATCGAACTCGAAATGGTGTCTCCCGAACTAATCGTCAGGTTGCAATACGCCACCCCGTTCTGTTTGACAGTTAAGCCGATATCATAGCCCGTAGGCGCTTGGGTCACGAATGCGCGTATATCTCTTGCGGCATGCGTCTGCTCTACCGTTAACGCTGGCGCGGCATTCTGTTCTGTCGCAAGATAGCCCGCCACCTGAATCGCGAATTGTCCTCCAGATAGGGTTCGAAGGCCTCCCTCAGGTCCGGCTGTATAGCACCGCTGCCCGGTCTGGCCGTCTCCAAAGGCATTGGTAACGAAGAATTCAGCAGCCGAAATTCGCACGTCAGGCAGGCTGAACGTGTGAAGGAAGTTCCCGGATGCCCTGCTTTTGAAAAAGCCGGAGGCAAACGGAACGATAATTACGGAAGTTTTCAAATCCAGCAGCACTTCCCCCGCATCGTGCGCCACGGCGGTAGAACCAAACGATGCTCGAACTACTTGGTATGTATTCGTCCCGGCATCGATGAGCTGAGAGATCGTCACCAGTTCAGAACCGATTTGAATCACATCTCCGAATCCCGGAGTGCCCCCTTGCACCTGAACGCTATCGATATTGGCATCAATGGGGGCGCCTAACGTGAAGGAACTCGCTGGATCGATTTCACGCCAGTAGAAAAGCTGCAGAGTACCACTCGAGATGGACGATGTGTTCGTCAAGTCATCAAATCCGATTCCGAATAGATTGACTTCACCACCGCCGGGGACCGCGAGCGAAAACTCCGGTGTCGGTGCAACTCCAACGTCAGGCTTGCCACCCCCCAATGCACAGATCGTCAGCGGACACAAGTCCGCATCACTCTCCAGATTATTTACATTAGCTGCTCGTCCAGATATCTGGATGACAGTCCCGGACTGGTACGGAATTTCGAACTGGGCGGGGCTGCTTACCGATACCGCGGCAAATCTCCAGGAAGGCTCCGCGATGGCAAACGTGCTTGTATTGTCGGGTATGACAGACCACGCGGGCGTTACGGACAGTGTAGTGGCGTCATTTGTCGTTATCGATCGCTCCTGACCTCGGCCGGTCCCCTCGAGAATGCGGACCACCATTCCCGCGTATGCCCCGGCGCTCGCGCCCAGATCTCCCGAACCTACAGTATTTACGGAAGAGAGTGTTGCAGCAATCGGACCCGCGTATTGATACCGGTAATAGAAGTTCGAATGGTCGTAGCTGGCGTCGGGCGGCCCGATCGGCTGGTAAGCCGCGCCTGAATCCGTGAAGGAAGCGTTGCTGCTCTCGATGGGCACACTGGATGCTATTCGATAAAGCATCTGCGGAGTTGTGCCTCGATAGACATTAAACGCTGTTGCGGCGCTCGGGAAGCTTAAACCGGTGATCGAGACCGCATTGGTGTTCGTTCCGGTGGGGACAACCGTTGGCACTGTGAACGATAATGGCCCTTCGTTTCCCGATGTGTCTACGGCACTCACCGCATAATAGAAATGTGCCGCGCCGGGCAGTGTGCCCTGTGTTGGATCAAACCCAGCCGAAAGGCTCACCAGCGGCACATTAGGCGAAGAAGCGTTCGGTCTGGTGGGCTGCGTGAATGAGACCGCCAAGGTATCAGTCGCGCTGCCATCTGTAGCGGCTTGAATCTTCTCTTCTATGCCAAAATCGAAGAATTCGAGGACCCCTGCCGCATTAGGATCGAAATGAGAAACAGTCCCGATTAGTGGCCGGGGCGTTTGAACATGAGTTCGCGGCTGCCTCCCGGCGCCTCCGAGAACGGCAGGATCGTCGCTATACCAATCATCGTCGTGGATCTGTCCCAGAATCGTGACCATCTGATAATTCATCGATGGTGACAACTTAGTCACACGGAACAAAGCTCGCGTGAGACCCTCTTTCGAGTACGTGACTGCGATGATATCTCCAGGCCGCACCTTTAGAGCACGGAAACTTGTCTGAAATTGCACAAACAAGTTCCCTTTAGTCGATTTGTCCAGTTGTCTGCCCAGGACTCTTGTAGCCTGGCTGAAATTCGCAATTCCTAGTGCGGTCGATTGGCTGCTGATTTCATACCCGATTAACGCGGAGTCGTCAGCATCCACCAGAGAAAGGCTGTCTTGCTGATATTCGTTCGATCGGTCCTGGAACTCCACGCTAAGCCGGTTTGAAGTTTCTGATATCGATCGCGAGGCTAACCGGAGGCTCGATGCTCCATTAAGATCTCTGGCAATTCCCGAGAACGGCGCAGTCGCATCGCTGAACTCGTAAGCCGGCCACCCCCCGTTTACCGGTTCGGTACTGTTGCTTCCATCGGGCAATGTGGGCTGCTGCGTCGCGATCGTCGTTTCCGGCAGTAATTCAAGAAGCCCACTGGCCCCATATCGCAGCATCAGGCTCGATGCCACCCGGATTCCACGTACAATCGTCGCGGCGCTTTGCCGTTTCGTTAGGATCAGATTGCATTCATACCTGGGGACCTGGATCGCATTGCCGTTCAGATCCGTTGTGCTGATCAGTTCTTGGCAAAATGCGGCTGCGGAAGCAAAGCTTGTCAGATTTAGGTCCGTCAGAGACCACCCGCAGCGGCGAAGAATATCCAGAATGATCCAGGCCGGATTGTTTGTGTACTGCGTTGCCTTAATGCCGGCGTTATACGTGTCAATCTGGACACCTTGCAGCAAGACCTCTACGTTGGGTAGAGCCTTTCCGCTGCTAATCCTGTTCGGCACAATCACCGAGAGAACGGAAAGGCTCCCATAAGGATCGCCTAGCGGGCTGCCGGCCGAATCCGTGAAGTCCAGGTTGAAATTCCCTTGGCGGGCGCCGGAGGTGACGGGTGCATACCAGCCCGTGCTCGTCATATCCTTCCCCTGTACTAACGGGATCTCAACGTCGTTCACGACAACCTTTAGCACGCCTTGCACGAGCCCGGCGCTGAGCAGGACTTCCATGTGCGTCAGATTGCCATCGTTCCTTGCGAATATCACCGGCGCTTTCAGCCAGCCGGTTCCATAAACCAAAGGCACCGGATCGTTGAACTTTGCCGAGTTGTCCAGGAGTGGCGAAAGATGGGACGTCTTATCTCCGGACGTCCGCACCATGACCGCGGAGGGCACGAATTCGAATCCGCCAAAGCGTCGCGTGGTCCTTCCATTTGCGTCCTGATCGAACATGCCTCTTTGTTGGCATTGCGCGCGTGATTTGTCGCACGTTGTGAACGGTTGCTGCCCGGCGCTCAGATTTCCCGCACCGGTTGGCTGGTCAGCGGAGTATCCGCATCGATACCAGCGCGAGTACGCACCGTTAGCGCCGCCGTCCGTCGCCTCCACCCGCTGTGCGGAAGTAGCGGGAAAATTCCAGGGACACGAGCGTTGAACCCGGATCTCCGGCAACGGAATCCGCTGTAGGCTGAGCTTATTGGCAAAGGTAAGCGTAAGGCTGTCTTCTGCAATCTCATCCGGGTCGGCCGCCGTTCCGCGAAATAGCACCGTACTTTCGGTGGTGATTGTTTGCGTCACGAGGTCCGAAAAAACAAAGTAGACGGTGAGTTGCGACCCTTTGAATCCGATCACAGTATTGAGCTGCGATAGAGCCGAATCAGCATTTGCGAGTGTCAACGAAAGCTGCGAAATGCCGTCCATTGCGTCATCGGCCGAAAGCTGCAGGTCGAATAGATTGTGCCGCAGCACTCGGGCGGAATACGCGTTTCCGTTAAAGCTGATGGAATGCGTGCTCCAGTGTTGAGTGTCACCGGACGGCATCACGCATTCAAAAAGCAACAGCGGTGTGTCAGCTTCTGCGAGCTGCTTTACAACATTGATTGTGCTCATGCTGGTTTAGTCGATCGTTTCAATCGTGAATGCTGTCGAGTACAAATCCGGGGCCGTAGCTTCTATTGAAAGCTGCCCCACCGTCCAATGTGAATTCGGATGTACCCCTGAGATCTGGGCTGTCGAGCGATATTCAGAGGGCGCTGGCTGAGCTTCTAGCTGCGGTCCAAAAATAGAGATCTGCTGGCCCGCTGAAAGGCTGACGCCTACCGTCAATTCCGACCCTGAGTCGATTAATTGCCCTGCCGAAACGGCTCGGGTCCATGTGGGCCCGATATTCACAGTTAGAGGCTGCGTGCTCTCGCTTCCGCGTCGAATCAAACCAACGGTCGCCTGGCTAGATCTGGCAATATACATCGACAGACAGTAAGTAAAGTTTGCAGGCACTGCAAGAGTCTGAGTAAACTCCTGGCTATTCTCCGCCGTATTTGTGAGGACAAATCCATTTGCTCCGCCGAGTGGATCTGCTGCTCCAGCTTGAACGTGGATCAGGGGCGATGCTTGCCAGTGAGAGTTTGATAGATCCGAGCTCCACGGCAACATGTTATCGGTCGGATCGACAAAGGTGAATGCGTGAAGAGGTCCTTTACACGCCGAAAAGTGCGCCTGAATTGCCTGCACATCGGAAGGGGACAGGGCAGAATAGGACAAATTCCATTGCCAGCGTGAATATCCGGGGTCCTCGGCCAGGAACAAGCTTCCATCGGGAAGCACATTCTTAATCGTTCGGAACAGGCGGGCCTTTTTGATTGGATATTGCGCCAGCGCTCCGCTGCTTAGCTGTGGAAAGTAGAGGTTACCCATTTGTTTCAATCACCCAGAACGACGTCGAACTCGAGCCAGCACCCACGTACTCAGTCAGCAGCCCGGACGCGCCGAATCGACAATTTGGCACGGTGGTTCCGCTAATCGGATCGGGGAATATGAACGTCGCATAATCGCCCTGTTGCTGGTTGAAGAAACTTTCAATCTGTTGAATTTCGCTGTCGCTGAGCAACGATAGGCGAATCTGCCACTGGCGAAGCGTTCTGCCCTGCATGAGATAACGTTGATCTGTTCCATCCAAAAAGCGGACCACCTCTACGGCTTGTCCGGTATTCTGGAGCAACGGATACTGCGTCACCGCGCCGGATGTAAGCGTTGGAAATGTCGTCATTTAGATCTCCGCGATAATGTCATTCAGAGAGCTTGAGTTGAGAAGAGCTTGCTTTACAGCCTGAGTAATCTGCTGGGCATCATAAACGTTGCCGGCCCGGTTCACCGGCGCGCTCGCCGGTCCATAGATTGCCGTATTTTCCGAGTTCGAAATCGATCGCTCGGTTGCGGGTCCCTGAAAGGCCGAAGTCATTTGGGAGCCCAGGTACACAGTCTCTGATTGTGAAGCGGGTAGTTGGAATCGCTCCAGAGGCGGCAACGTTGCTTTGCCGCCGCCACCAAAGAGACCGGCAATCCCAGAAATCAGCGATCCGAGCCCGCCGATGTTTCCCAAGCTCCCGCTCAGCGCGTTCGCAAAGCCGCCCGATGCCGCTCCGGTAAGCAGTCTGCTCCAACCACTTCCACTTGCGGACGTTGAAGTGGTTCGAGTGCTCGATGGGGCGCCAAAGCGAATCGATATCGGAGTCATTCTCTCGTTCATGCCGGCAGCCTTGGTATCAGATGGGCGGCCAAGCCTCGGTGCTCTCGATGAAATTCCGCCCGCAGACAGCGGAGCCGTTAGATTCGTCACGGTCGTGTTGCCCCCCTTCAGCCGCCAGCCGCTCGACCGCGACAATTGTGAGAGCAAACCACCCATATTGTTCTTATTCGCCATGCTGACTTTCCCTTCGCCATTCCTGCTCCAGCACGAGGATGGCATCGGCACTCTTCGCATCCATTGCGAGAATGCTCCCTCCGCCTGCTTCCTTCCACAGCCGAAACTGTTCCAGAAAGCTCAGGCTATCGGCCGTTATGATCGACTTCGGACATTGAACGGATGCGAGTTGGCCACGCACCCAGACTGGCCGTGCCGTCGCCGGAGCAGCAAAACCGCTCCAGGCGCAGTTTCTGAGTTTTGCCAGGCCGCTCTTCCGGCACGTATCGCATTTCCACGCGGCTGCTGGCGAAAACTGGAAATGGAATGCGATTAGAAGTTTTTTCGTTCGTCTTCTGAAAGCCCAATCTCGCGCTGCACGGCCGCCGCAATCTCCAGGGCGAGTGCCTCTGGAGCGTCTTTGACCACAGCATCGGCTTTCACCGTTTGGCCATCCATAGTGAGCCCTGTGATCTCAACCAGGCCCCATTCGATCAATAACTCCTGGACAAGCATTTCTGATAACGATGCCTCCAGTTGATCAGCCGGATCGCCCGCCTTCAGAAACTCGTGGCGAAGCGTCAGTTCCCGCACGCGTCTGGTCAATTCGATCCGCCTCGCTAGCGATACGCGCCGGGTCGCGAAGCGAACCGATGGAATCGTCTGGCTATCGTGCCAAACTGTGCTCAGATAATCCGGATCGCTATGCGAAGGCGATGAACAATTCGTCATCCGATACTCCCTGTGCAAGATTATTGTGGAATTCCCATTGCAGTCTCGTTTCCGAGTCGTTGAACACGGGAATCTCCGGTGTTACCTGGGGCAAAAATATTCCCATTAGCTGTCCCTGCTCCTGGCCGAGTTGCAGCATCGCCGAGATTAAGGTGCGGGCCTTCGCAGCCTGATACAATCCCTTCGTCTGGTCGTCATCTTGGGCAAACACCGAAAACTTGGAACTAATTTGCCTTATGCCGGGTGTTATCGCCCTGGGATATGATGAGCCGAATTCCTGATTTCGAACGTCCATGTGGTTCCTCACCTCGATATTGGCGGAGGTAAGCGTGAGAAACTGGCTATCTACACTCCCAAGCCATACCTGTCCGAGGTGCCCCGGAACTATCGAATAGTCAAATGGTCCAATCGTCGGCTCCGCGGGAAATGCAATTGCCCCTGTGTCGCTGGTCGAATCTAAAAGATCGGCAGCCGGCCCACTGAATGCAAACTCGTGATAATCCCCGTTTACGGTAATATCTAGAACATCGACGCCTGCCCCAGTAACCATGCGGCTAACTGCGGTAACCGGATCCCAATAATCGTATATAGTAATGCTCGGTAGCGCGCTCGCAAGGCGATATGTCACTGCGGGCGACAGCGTCTGCCCTGCAGTTGGTTGTGTAGTAAACGCGGCATTGATGCCAACCGTAAGAGCGTCAATCACACTAGTCACGAAACGAATCTCACTGCCGAAGCAAACTGCCGATCCCATTGCAAGGTTATGGGGAACCGTTGTCTGGATTTGAGACCCGCTTGCGCTTGCACCTATCGATAAGGCCCCACTAAATTGCGGTGCGCTTCCCATTCCCGCGTGAAAGAATGGGCCGTAACCTGGCTCGCCGGAGCCAGTCCACGAGGTCAAATAGCTCCGGGCATCAAACGCTGTATGCCGCCGCGCGGTTTTGGGTGTGCCCAGATATGTTCGGGTTCCGGTCTTATCCACCCTCCGCATGCTTTCAAGCACCTGTTGCGCTTGCAGGTGCACCGCGGGAAACCTATTCGCCGGCGCAATAGCAGCAGCTTGTCCATAGCTGGCCTCCACCGCAACATAGAACCGGTTTGCATTCGATGATATGTAGTTCGCCATTGCCTGTTCCCTAGTTGCGGCTCACTTCTATGCTGCACGCGATCGCAGCCGATTCCACAAATCCAAGACCGCCAGGCATGGGCTGCTGAAATTTCACGTCATAACGCCCGGAGAAGAACATGCCATCACCCCAATCTCCAATGTTGTCGCGTAAAATTCCCGTGATAGCCTCCACATAGTAATGAATCCATAAATCTGTTTGAGTAACCAGATTGGCGCTTGCCCAGGTTTCAGCCACCACACCCACTGCGCCGGAGAACGATCTAAATTTCTCTGTCTGCGCGTTCTTCACTACGTTGCTATACAGGCACACACGTGGATAGGGGAGTTGGACATCTTTGTCGCCGAGGTCTGGAGAAACCGAACTGATCACGATTCGGCTCGCATCGATCGTTGGTATGTTCTGGTTTGCGAGGGCAGCAATCGTGTTCACTTGCGTTTGAAGTGCGTTCCCCTGTATTAATAAGTTGGCCACTTTTTGTGCGGCAACAAGCGTCAGTGGTAGCATTCATCCCCGCCTTATCTGTCTGGATAGTCGAACGTAGAATTGAGGCCGCTGGCCGTCGATAGGATCCGGCCCATCGGTTATTCCCGTTGACGGCAGCGGCCATGTCGCTCCGATTGCCAGCGGAGCCAGGTTTTGACGCGTCAGATCGTCCTCGGACGAGCTAACGTAAACGTTCCAACCGGTGGCGGCTGCAGGTGCGTTGACGGCGCCCTCAGCCATACTCACCACAATCGTGGAATTCTCGGCCAGAATCTGTCCATTTACCGGGCTCAATGCACTCTCGTTCCCCGAGCTGTCCACCCAGGCGGTCTGTACAAACATGGCTTGCGCCGGCGAGTTTCCATTCTGAACCGAAATCAGCGGCAGTGCCGGCCGGGGCAATGCGTTGTACACGATCCCCACTCCAGACATGAAGAACATCTCCGAAGCTTGAGTTGCTTCATTCTGATATTCCGTCCATTTCGCTTGAAACCGCGTATTGAGCTGAACATTGTACGCTTCCGCGAAGAATCTGGACAGCGAATCGAAGCACAGCCATCGGTGCAAGGAGGATGTCACTACAACTGTAGATAGTCCAAGCACTCTTCGGTTCAAAAACTGCGGATCAGACGCGCCCACGTCAAGCAGCCACAACAAGAGCTTGTCGCCGATCGCGCCTGTCGAAAGGTTCACTTTCGTCTCGACGTTGATCCCGTGCGATGAAGCAACCTGGACCAGCGGTGCTTCGAACTGGAGCAGATCGTCGAGCGTAACAACCCCTGAGTCGGTGAAGAGTGCCATCGGCTACTTCCCCTGCGGGCCGTTCACTTTTCGGGCCGGTCCGGCATTGGCTGTAGGGTCTGCGATGAAGGCAACCTGCACGCGTTTTGCCAATTCCGCCTTTTCCGCTGCCGCTTTCGCGGCCATCTGTTCCTGTCGGTATTGTTCTCGCTCCGCTTCGGTCGCTATTGCCGCCCGCCCTTCAACAATCATCTTGGCCGCTACAAAGCGCGGGACTTCTGAGACAATCCCGGCCCTTCCGCCATCGGGAGTTTCCAGGCTGCTCAGAATCGGGTATTCCTCGGCCAGACTGGCCTCGATCTCGCGTATTTTTCGAAAGTATTGTCTTAGATCCACAATGCATCCCTTCAAACGAAAATGGGGAGCCCTTGGGCCCCCCACGCTTGTTACGTTTTAGCTACTAACTATTGACCTGCACTCCGAAGTTATTTCGAAGCACGCCGCACCCGTACAGAACGTCTACGGTAAACTGCTGAGACAGCGTGTTCGGTTGATAGCTCATAACGATGCGAATCCCGAAATTGCCCATCTCAGCGTATTCCGCTACTGCGCCAGTCCCCGGAAGAGGTTGCGGCAAACGCCGGATGACCAGGCCCAGCGCGTCACGGGTGAACGCCAGATTATGCGTATTCGGACTGGCAGTGCCTGTAACCGGAACAAACTGCGAGCGGAAGATGAAGAAGTCTTTCATCTTGCCCACATTGCCCTCGACCAGGGCTTTCAGTCCGGCTTCTCCCGATGAGTAGTATTCACTGAATCGCGGAATCTGCCGGATCTGAGAATACGTGTTTGAATCCACCACCAGATACTTCGGCGCGGTTGCAGGAACCTTCGCCGCAAACAGTGCGGTTTCAGCAGCGTCGATAGTCGCTTCCGTTACCGCCGTTCCAGCGGAACCAACAGGGGGGTTGGCCGTGAACTGGTTGTAGCAGTTCAACAGATCCCGCTCCACACGTTCTCCGATGGCGATCACGGCCGGCTGCATATATGCCCGGAGCAAGTCCGGAAATGCCAGCGCCTTCGTCACGTCAGGAATCTGAAACGAGGCTTCCGCATGCGTGTTCAGAACAATTTGCGCATTCCCAAGACTCGGGTTCTGCGGCGTAACCGTCCCACCCTCCGCGATGTTGTTAGCAACCAGCACCGGGGGGATCGGAATGTTGACCGTATCACCGGCATGTGCCAGCACCGGTTCGTAGTCGCGGTTTACCAAATTACCCATGACGAGGTTTCCCATCAGGGCAGGTAACGCGTCCGCGGCTACCAGCTTAACGATTGCATTTGCCAGATTGGCAGATGTTATTGTTGACATAAATCTCCTCTATACTTTTCGCGACTTCCCAAGTCGCGATCTTCTACTTCGCTCGCGCTCTCCATATTCGCGGCCATCCTTACTGATCGGCCGCTTCAACGATGGCGACTGTTCAAACGCCCCGCAACGCCTGAGAAGCGAGCCGCGAGATCTCTTTCCTAACTCGTTCCAGGTCTTCTTTGTTCATTCCTGGCTTAATCTTGTCTATCTCGATGCCTGGCGTAACGTCCGCCGATCCACGCAACGGCGATTGGGCGCCACTCCCGCCCGCAATCCGAGCCGGCAGCAGCTCCGGGTTTTGTTGCACGAAGGCAGCAAGATACTCTTCCATCGACTTCGCGTCCGGGCCCTTCGCTTGTAGCTGGCCGTTGTCCGCTCGCACGATATCGTCCTTAACAGCTTTGAATGCGAGATCTACCTTCGCGACGCCCAATCGCTGAAGCTCGCTTCGGATTTGTGCGCTTCGCTCGCTCTCTTCCGCGGCCGCCCTCGCCTTCCTGTTCTCCTCTACGAGTTGATTCAAGCGGCCTTCCAGGCTTTCGCGTCGCTTCCGTTCATCCTGTAATTGCGTCTGGTACGCTGGCTCAGCTTTCCGCTGCTCAGCCTTAACAAACTCTTCGATTGCCTGTCGAACGATGTCCCGAATGCCCGGTTCGTTCTCAGGATTCTTCTGTGCTTCCATCTGATCTGACATGAACTCTCTCAGCTCCTTACCTGTGCTCTAATCTCGCTTGCCACTTCATCCTTTGTTTCTTGCCTGGCATCGCTCAGATACTTGAATGCCAATCGTTCGAACACTTGTTTTTTGAGCGTTGGTGATTCAATGCCGATCTGCAATAAGGCTGCTGCCTGCTGTAGTTCCGTAGCGAAGTCTGTGATATCAAGCTCATCGAGGCCCGACACCGAAATCACCATCTCATCCTGCCGGGCGTCACTCAGCGACTTCACTACGGCGCTGATTGATTCCTTCACCAATGTTCCGTAACCGCGCAGCACCTCTTGTGTGATCGCAAAATCGAGCTGTTTGCTTAGAGCCGATTGCGCGTGGCCGCCCGTCATTTCGCCCGATGCCTGCGATAAGTAGCAGACCCGGTAAATCTCTTCCTTGAGCGACTGCAGGTTCGCCGCCGCAATCTGGTACACCTTGCCGTCCGGCTCGGTCCAACCGAACTTATCGCCCGGACCTAATTGAATGAAGTAGCTCTCCCCCACAATTTGGTTCCACTCGCGGTCGGAATAGATAACCGGCATCGCGAACAGACCCATCGTGATCGCCCACCCTAGCGCGTTCGACTTATTAAAGTGCTCAAGCTGTAGATTGGCGGCCTTGTTCATCAGCCACAAACCGTCGCTCAATTTCAGGGTCGTTAGCGGCACGCGCCCAACCCGGGTCAGGCAGTGTGATCCTTGCGCGATGAGTTCGATATCGCGTGGTTGCTCACCGCCCTCAATACGCCGATAGGTGCTGAATGAGTGCCTGTCGTAGTAGTACCAGAACGTCTCTTCGACAACATCCGGCGAATGAACGTCCGGCTGCCGGCGTACTTTCCGCCTCAACACCACCCATTCGTAATCGCCCCGCTCACTGCAGCTCCAATTGATCAGGTCTTCTGCTTCGAATGGAACCAGAAAAGCTCTGGAGATGCCTTCCTGGTCCTCTTCCGCCCGGTTTTTCGGCGTTTTTGAAGCGCGTGGAAAATCGAGAAGAATGTGACTCGCCCCGGAGATCAAAGCCTGGGTTAGGCTCTGGCGGAAAAAGCTAGACAGCTTGGTTCCGCGGCAATCACAGTCCTCTGCAAAATCGGCGAAGAATTTGCGCCCGGATGGCAGCCCGCCTTCCACGTGCACCGTGGGTTCCCGTCGGAATAGAGTTGCTGCATACCAATCGATGATGGAGCCGATGTAGTTTTCATAGAACGCTCGATGTAGGCGCTCGCTGTAAACATCCAAGGGCTCCTTCTGACGGCGCAGCAGGTACTCGGCCGCCCGAAGTTTGAACTCGTGCCCTCCGGCGTAGAGGTCCCGATACATGCGCCACATTAGCCTGTGGCGTTTATATTCCGGGTGTTCTCGATCGATTTCCGTCATTGTCTGGCTTCTCTCCGTTTTCAAAACAACCGCCGGTCCATTTCACCGGCCTTTGGCTTTTCCGCAAATAGCTCCCATATGACATACCCAAGCGCGTCAGATGCGTGAGTCCTCTGCGGATCTCGTACTTTGTCGATGATTCCTGAGTCCGGCTTAAACATTACTTCTTCAAAGTCCTTAATCAGCTCTTTACAACTTGCATCGATCTCCAGCCTCACTTCGCCAAGTGCGTTCGTAAGTAGAGCATTCACTTTCTGAACACGCTGCAGCACGGCTGGGTTCTTAGAAGGAACTCGCAGCCGCGTGCGTTTGAATCCCGCGCGGCTGAGAGAATTTTGCAGCAAAGTGTAGTCGGTGGTTCCCGTCGTGTGCATATTTCTCCCGCTTGCGTCTCCAAAGATTTCTATATTGGCGGCATGGTGCTTATAGCGATTCTCAAATTCCAGACAGGCTTCTTCAGTTGTCGCCCGTTCGAGCACGATCTCGTCAATTACCACCAAACGCTGATCGTTCCACTGGAGCAGCACCGAGCTCATCGGGGCAACATTGAAGTCGAGCCCCCACAGCAATAGCTTTCTCGGATCATAGGCTTGCGTGACGACATGGATGTTAGGGTTAAAGCAGTGATATACCCGGTCGCAACGGCTGTTTAGATACTCACCAAGCACTTCCTGCCTATAGAACCTGGGGTCGTAACTCCTCTCCAATCGGTCGTAATAATCCGGAGTCTTTTCCAATACATGCCGGTTTTCGAAAGGCTTTGCTTGTACGCAGCCGTACCCGGGAACCGGCGAATGAATGAAGCGTTTATAAAGCCAGTCATGTCCCTGAGGTGTCCAGACCCCAAATCCTGAAAGCTTCTGCGCCTTCGGATCCCGTAGGCGAGCCTCCAATCTCAGCCATGCTTCCTCGCGTGTGTATGAGAGCTCATCGATAGCGAACCATGCCAGATTTGTTCCGCGTAATCGCTCTGGTTCGTCTAACGACCTCAGCAGAACGGTGCTCTCGGAGCTGCTCATCGTGAGTTCGCCGTCCGCCTTCCGCATTTCAAAATCAACGTCGTATTCCTCCAGCATCTGGAGCAAACTTGTAAGTGTGGCGTCCCGCAGCATTGAAAATGTTGGCGCTGCCAGAATTCCTTGACGGGCCCGATTCACATACGTATTTCTTACTGATTCGAAGCAAAGAGCCGCACTCTTCCCCGATCCCACCGGTCCTGAGAATCCCTTCAGCCGCGCCGGCAGCATTCGGAAGCAGGCTTGAGATGGAAGCGGTATGTAGGCCCAACATAATTTCTCGGTGAGGGGGTCGTTGCGCCCGTCCTGCACAGCACAACTCATGCTCATCTGTAATGACCGTACAGGGCTCCTACCGCTGGGAGCTGGAAAAAACCTCGCAAGCTGTTATAAGCGTGGGAGATACATTTTTTGAGGTTTTTGTGATTGGCTTTTAGAATCCGCTACACTGATTTCTTCAGCAGTGAGCAGACAGACAACTTATCAGGATGCTGGCGTCAACATCGATGAGGCGGACCGCGCGGTATCGCTGATCAAGCGCTACGCCGCCAAAACCCTCACGCCCAA